ACAGTTGATGTCGCACCTTTGCCGAGTAAGTGTAAAAAAACCGCTGAACCAATACCATGAGGTACATTAAGTTCGTATATGGTGTCTCCGCCCGCTAAATACAGGCTATTTGACGCGTTTATCATATCACTGGCACTACTACTGAATCCATAATAAATATCGCTACTAGGCTGTAATATGACGCTGTGTACCGAGCTTACATCTAGATTATATTCTGAGCCTGTGGTAACACTTTGTGCGGATTGTACTGAATGATTTGCAGAACTGCTGATATTCAGTGATTCAACCACTGAATGTTTGGATAGATCAGCCATCTTGTTTCTCCTTTCTGAATGCCTTACCGAGCGTGACTTGTCTCATGGGCATTTCGGTTATTCTATGATGTTTTGTTCTCTTAAACTTGCATCACTTATTGTTTTCATATGAATGATTGGACTTGCTATCAACTTGCGAACTTTTATAGAACTGCATTTTGGGCAAGTAATTTTATCATCCTTGGACCATAATTGTTCCCACTTATAGTTGCAACGATGACATAGAAAATCGTTTGTTTTCATTTTTTCTTTTTCAAACTTATCTTTCTCTTTGGCTTTTTCACTTCACCTTTTTCATTGCAAGGTTCACAGCCATCTTTGATGTATGCATCAATCTGTTCTTTACTGATTGAATCTAGCTTACCAAAAACTGATCCATCTTTTCTTTTAAAATATTTCATTTATCTTTCCTTTTAAAAAAGGCAGGCCAAAAGGCCCGCCTTTTTATTATTCCTTACGGATTGTTGAAGTTTACAACTCCAAGTGACGTGCTAGAAGCACCATGTGATAAAGACGCACCGAACAAAATGTCCGCGACCACAGATGTCAAATGTTCCATTAGGCTTTTTATCCTAAATCTCAAACTTTCGTTCGAGTATCGGCATATCTTTTCATCTCGTAAGATGGCGCGGTCTCGTGGGAGAATTATTTCATCTCCTATGCTCTGCCCCTGACTACACTTCGTGTAGCCTTCGGTTCGGGTTAGCTTATCAAAGGACTTAGCCTTCCCGCTTAATACCGCACTAATAATTTGCATAGTCACCTACGCAAACGCCAAATTAATAGCTAAGTGGTCAATGTCATAGGCTGACTGCACTCTAGGTGCAATCTGCATAGCCATGTACACTGCTTCTTTTTTGAATATGGACGCTGTTTCATCTCCACTTCCACCATCATCATCCCAATCTGTACTAATGAAAGTTGGCATTCCATAAATCATGCCTACTCCACCAGATACGTTAGGATTCTGCTCATCACCTCTACGAGATGAATCGAAGAAGTCTTGAAGACCTAACAATCCCATATATGCAGCAGGAGAAGCATACAAGTATGTTTCACCATCAGCATAATCAAAACCTGCGTCAAGCAGTTTTTGTAAACCACTACGTAGCAACGCAGAGGTTATGGTATTATCACTTGATAAACTTACATCATTACCAGTTGCAGACTGAAGTACGTCTACTGCCAAGTAGTTTTCAACCTTCTTAGCTAATGCATAACCCATAGATTGCGCATATGCTCCAAAGAGGTTTGCTGACTCCTGGACTCTGACAATATCTTCTATTCTCTTCGCTTCGTAATGATGTTGATCAACAGTAATGGTGACTTCACCATCAGTGTTATTTTGATACGTTACCGCACTTCCTGCGGATTTTGCAGCAGCAGTTTCCTCTGTTACCTTTGGTATATGAAGCACATCTCCAGAAGGTAGCTCAGAAGAAAAATCCATCACTTGATTACGCAACTCAAACTTACGTTCTGCATAATCCAGAATAGCGTCACGCCATAGCTCTGGGATGAATACTGCCGCGGTAGTGGTTGTTACATTACCATCAGCCATTTTTTATTCCTTTTTTAAGTTCCTTTGCGTTTATAGGATTCCAGTATGTTGCTCCAATTCATGCGCCTGTCTTCGTCTTTTATCTTTCTTAACTCTACATTACCATCATTTACTGGCGCAGATGGTGCGCTGGAAACCGCAACGCGTTGTGTTCTAAGTTTCTTTACTACAGCACGCAATGCTTCTATGGGTAACTCCCCAAATGTTGCGTGTTCGTCCTCTGGTATCTCATTTAGAAGTTCAGCGCGAAGCGATGCTTCTTGCTTAGTAGCTCTTTCTACAATGGGTTCGAGTTCTGCTAGCTTGGATGCACGCTCCTCGGCAAGATTCTTCCATTGTTCCTGCTCTTCCATTTGAGATATTCGAGTATCCTCGATTTCTTTGCGGAGTTTAGAGAGTTCCTGTTCGGCAGCTTGTGCGCGACCACGATACTTTTTTGACTCTGCAATCAGATTACCAACTTCGAGTTTTTGTTGGTCCTGTTCTTGGGTTTGTTCTGGTCCTACAGGATCAACTGTAGGTTCAGGCACTGACTGTGCAACTTGTTCTTCGGACATCCTGTCCTCCTATATGTTTACTTTAACGTGTGTCTTGCTCATACGTGATAGGTTCTTGCCAATTATATTGGCGAAGTCTTTGACGATACCTTCTTCTACTTTATCGCCTAATTCATTATGTTTTTTCTTCTTTGGTTCTACGGTAGACCGAAATGGCATACCACCTTCACCTTCATTATGAAGAGTAAACTTTGTTCCTTGCTTATTCTTCTTAATACCATATAAAAATTGTATTTCTTGATTTTTTCTTACTGTAGTACGCTGCACTTGGAATGCATTTAACATTTTGCCAGTCAAGGTAAGGTTCGGTGGATTTACTTGATTACTCTTTTGATTCTTAAATTGTTTTTTTCTTTTCTTTGTTGCATAGCTCTCAGAATAATCATCAAATGTTTTTCCTGTATAATCTTTCCCACTAGCAATTTGTTGTTTAGTACGCCTAACCGTATTCTCTGCCATCTTCTTTACGTCAGGCTCTCTAAACTTTAATATATCTTGTAATTTAAACATCTACTGGTTTCCAATAATGTCTGCAATTAACGCCACCGCCATGCTCAAAACCATCTGCTTTTACTGATCTTATCTCTCCTAATGTTAGAGGATCACTCGCTAAATATGTTCTGCATACTGGACGAGTCTTTTCATCGTCAGGCCCGACATACTCATACTCTGTGCCTTCTGGTAAATCCATAGCCATCGCTCCAATCACTGCACGTCTATAATCTCCAAGCATTGTACCAACAACGTTCTCTACTCTTGGAATGTTTGTGCGGACCGCAGTGCGAATCACACTTTTTAGTTCTTCACCTTTTAGGCCACTATTTACGCCAGCTATCATTGCATTCTGCATCGCATTACTTACTTGTCTGGTGACACCTTCAATACCTTGGCGTTGGAGAGTCTGGAGAGCCACAAGTTGTACCTCGCTTGCACGCCCAAAACTCGGCAAATCAACAAGAATATCCTCAGTTGTAGCCATGAAGGAGTTGATTGCGGTAGAGAAGCGTAGCTCCTCAACAAAATAGGTCGCAAAGTCAATTGCAGCGATAATTCCCAGTATTTCAGTTGTAGATAAGCCTTCCTCTTCCAGGTTTTCAACATCCTGTTGAAATCCATTGATGGCATCTTCAATACTATTTTCATACGAATTAACTGTCTGGTCTATTGTTGGCATTTAGAATATTTAAAAGTCTGTTCTGTGGTGCAGGTTCTTCAGCTTCAGCCTGTTGCACTTCAAACCTAGCTCTATCATCTGGACTTGCGTCAGGATTGTGATAATCAAACCAATCCATCGGTGTACTAAGATTTCTGTCAAATCTCCAACTCCATAGCATAATCTCTGCTTCTGGAGTCAGTGCGTAGTTTGGTTCTAGGAAGTCAACACTATATTCATCACCTACGTTCACATTTGCTTCTATTTCAATAATTCTTTTGTCTACTTGATATCTACGCTGTTCCCAAGGCCGCCATGTGTCTTCAGTCATTGCGCTGCGCTCGTCCATGTTTTCCATTTCTAATATGGATAAACTTGCTGCGCTTGGTGCGTTGCCTGAGTCATCTCTAGCGTATTTGGCGCGGATATGGTTGTTATTCAATGTGGTTTCTACTAAGAATCTAGTAGAGTCTATAATCTGATTTAAATCACCACCGCTTGAAGTTACGCCAAAGTTTGCCTGTTCTGGCAGGTATAAAATTTTATCAGTGCCAATAGTAATTCGAGATGGATCATCGACTCCGCTAATAAATTTGATTCCAAGACACGAATATTTTATAGCGAGATTTAGCTCTAACAATGCAACATTCACTGCAAGATCGGTTTGAGCAACGTCCATTGCGTTGCCTACGTGGTAATCGCGGATCGGTGGATAGCGATGGCAAAAGGTTACTGGCAACATACCATATGGATTAATGTCGTTTTCGTTGACACTCATCACCTTACCTTCTTCATCAACCAAGAAATGTCTTCCTGGTACACCATAGCGTTCCTCAGTCCACACCGCGTGCATCACATTGGATGATCTTGCATTGCCTTGGTTTTCAATTGGATACATAACTCCAATCGGTTTCTCTCGTGAGTCACCTGCCAAGAAAAGCGGTGTGAAATGAGAAAGTATCTCATACTCAATCTTTTGCTCTACCTCATTCCACTTGCTCCTAAATGCCATTGTACCAAGCAAAAATGTTAAACGCTCTAAGATTCTGCGTTGTGCGTTGAGTCCATGTTTGTCTATAATAGACAGATAGGATTCGCTAGTACGCATACGCGGTGGTCGTTTGTATGTCATCGAACGTAGACTGCAAACACGTCTAGTGAGATTATTTTGCGGGATGACTGTCTGGCGCAGTGTTTCTGGGCCAAAGTAATCGCTCACATAGTGTTCCAAGTTGATGCCTTCATAGAAGTCCATCAAATAGTCACGTTCGCGAGTACGCTCATCCTCGATATATTTTAACTGTTCTTGTAATGCGCTAACTATCGCGCCTTCGGATTGATCTTGAATTGTAAGCATATCTACCTTAAAAGAAATCGATGACACCAGCGTGTCGGTTTTTCATTGGAAATAAGTTTGTCAACAGAAAACGTAATGCATCACATGCATGATCGAACTTACCATCTTTTTTTGGTTCGTGACGTAAGGTTTGATCTTCGCGATGTTCTGGATAGTGATAATTTTCGTACGCTTCGATGCTTTTTTCGCACTTTGGATGAATAAATAAGTGTGGATCGCCATTTGCATCCTCAAACCATCTGCGTACGTGAGATACGCCAGATACTACGTTTCTGGTCACTGCATCGCGTTTTATATTTACGCGAAGTCCTTGATTGGCAAATACCTGTATATCACTAATTCCTGACTGTAAATTTGTACCACTTCCCGCAGGATCGCCCCAAATACCAGTATATTCGTAGCCAAGCGACTTTAATTTGTTCGCAAATTCTTCTGTGCGCGTGTTTTGCAGGTTTACCTCG